CCTGCACCACGGCCTGCCATATACAGCCAAATGTGCCAATCGCCTTCTGGCGCTAACTGTTCTTTACGGGCTAGGCGGTTCTTCCATAAATATCTGCTGGCCTGCACTCTCGCGTTCAATGAGGGTTGCGTCAGAACTTCCTGACTCAAATGTATCAATGAGTCTGGCGATTCTATCAACTTCTGCGTCAATGCTTCCTGTTCCACTGTCATAGTTCACCACTTCTGCTTGTATCTTGGTTGGTGCGTCTAGGCCCAAGAATTTAGCCCGCCTATCCATAATGCGTAGAACAAACTCACCTGCTCGCATGTTGCCTTGTATTGCTGGTTCCCAATACACCTCTTGTAAAACATCTAAGCGTTCTAACTCCATATACAAAGCGGCTTCAGTAGGTTCTTTCTGTTGGCGCTTGATGGCTCGCATATACGCCTTTAGCGCTCCTGAGCCTGATGAGTAACCAGTCTGCTCAGCAATGGTGCGCCAGGTCAGCGATTGAGTGCGTAACGCTAATACCGCGTTCTCTTTCTCAATCTGCGCTGGTTCAGGTGTTTTTCTTGCCATGTGTTCACTATAAATGAGGAAACATTATCTTGCAAAATGAGTTGCACATTATTTACCAAGAACAAAACCCCTACACCGTAGATGTGTAAGGGTCATGTCCAGCACTCAGTAGATTACTTATGTTTCATCTACAAGTAACTTAAACCTATAACTAATTACGGTTAAAAGCAACTACTTCAACTCAGTGATACTTATGCCTTCATAGAACTTCTTCTCAAATAAAGTTCCTGAATGGTTTTTGGCGGCATGGCTTTCGTAATGTTTCTTCAATACATGGTGTTTGCAGATGTCGCAAAATCCGCCTTCTTTATCCTCAGACATCTTCAGGAAAAGGATTACCGTTCTTAACCATGTTTAACCTGGCATCTAGCAAATCATCTAGGCTTGTTTGCAACATTTCTTTTTTGCGCCAATCCATGCGGTCACCATAGATGTCAGTCTTTAGCATATTATTAACATGCTTCAGCGCTTCATCTATATCTTCCAGAGTTACTTCCTCTGTCATTAAAACGGTCATGGCTACATACTATTATTGCTTACGGCCTTTTGGTTTTAATTCCGCTTCTACTTCATCACGCACAAGTTCAATAAGGTTTTCTATCTTGAAAGCCAAATCATCTTTTCCTTTTGCGCGTAATCTTTCTCCAAACATAGTCAAAGCAATTGCTACTTCAGGGTCACCGCTAATTAACATTAGAGCGGGCATCTCTTTTGGCTTTGTAGGCTTCTACATCTTCACGCTTGTAATAGACATTACGGCCTGACTTCTCAACCCATGCGATTGTCTTGCGGTGTTGTATCTGGCGTAAGTTGTTCATATTGATGCCTAAAATTTCTGCTGTTTCTTTAGCGCTAATCAAGCCTGCTTCTACCATGGTGCTTCCTCCTGTGTTTGTGGTGCAGTGTAATTCTTTTGTGTGCGTGGCACAAGCCCAATATGGTCAGCAGTAATTTCCATAGATGATTTTTCTTTGCCTTCTTTATCGGTGTATGTAGATTGCTTCAGCGCACCTGTAACTAATACAGAGTCACCTTTTTTAATGCAATCAACTGTTGCTTCAGCCTTTGTGCCAAACTGAACAACACGGAACCACATTGTTTCTCCATCAACCCATGCGTCACCTTGTTTTTGGCGTGGTGTGTAAGCAATTGAAAATGTTACATACGCGGTGTTTGATTTAGAAAACTTTAATTCTGGTTCTTGCCCTACATTGCCTTTTACTGTGATATTCATTTAATCGCCTTCCATCATTGTGAATTCAGAACCATCATCTTGTAATAAAACAATAGTTCCATCTGGTTTAACAAACGGTTGTTCATTTGGTTCTTTCCAACTTGGGCATATCCAGCCTTTTGCTTCAGCCCTTGCTGGTTGGAGGTGAATACTATCAGTGCGTAAGTTATGGCACCCATGATGCACCCTGATTAGATTTGCTGGTGTGTCTTTGCCGCCGCGTGACTTTAACTTACGGTGGTGTAAGGCCATAGAAGGTAGCGCTGGTGACCCGCAAGTTTCGCAGTAATCACCAGCGCGGTTGAGAACAATCTCTACAACCTTTTTGTTTATCAATACCAGCCGCCTACCATGTCCTGTCCCGCTTTCTTTTTCCAAAATTCCCAGGCACCACAAGGAGTTGAATAGCGTTTGTAGATGTAACGCAATCCAGCCTTTACTTGTATTTGTGGGTCTTTGGGTCTTACGGGATAACCATAATTTACCCAGGTGGAATTGAGAAATTGAGGAATTCCAAATGCGGTAGATGTTGGGTTAGCCGCATGAGGCCTCCAGCCGCTTTCCTTGTGCCAAAGTCTTTCCAGGCAGGCAAATTCACGGTTAGGATTTTTCCATTGCTGTTTAACCAAATGTAGGGCATATTCTTTTGGAGCCATTACTTTGATTTTTAACGCTTGCGTCATTACTGGCGCTTGCGCTTCAGCGTGTGGAAGTGCAACAAGTCCTACCGCAAAAACGGCTACTAAAAGGATTTGTTGTATGCGCTTCAGGTTTTACCCTTTGGCTCCTTTGCCACAACAGCCGCAAGCGGTATCACCGTATTTCCAGTCACCGCATTTATTACATCTATTCACATTGCTGTCCATGAGTTCCCCCTTAAAGAGTATTTTTTGGACCAGTATTAGTTTACCCCTACTAGCGGGTATTCAAAGACTTTTGCATGGGCTTTGCCATTAGGTTCTAGCAAAACAATTTCACGCCATAAGCGTGAATTACCGTAATCAACGCATTTGTTGTAAGCATTGACCGCATCTAACGCATTGTCATAACGCTCAGAAAAGGCTACTGAACCATCTTCAATAATTTGTAACATAAATTGATAATTCATTCACTTTCCCTTCTTACGGTTATAGTGTGTTCACATTCTTTGCAGGTCACTTCTTGCTCAACATTGCCCCAATCATCAGTTTCAAAATCTTCTTCCCATACGGCTTTGCAACTGTAATCTTCTGCGCAATCATTACATTGCTCAGCGCAAACAATTTCTAAAGTTACGGTTGTGGAGTAAATGCCAGAACCCATCATGCTAAATCCTGGTGTCATGACTCCCTGCTTTCTAGCATGTGCATATATGCGGCGTTAAACGCTTTGTGTTCCCAGTCTTTACCCGCTTCAATGAAGTTTTTAATTACTTCATGTTGCATATTTGGGTCATTGCTTTCTGCCGCTTTAATCATGGCCTTACCTGTGACAATCAGAAACATTTCTACATTTGTATTAGTCATTTAATTGCCGCCTTTTTTTTAGTTTTTGCCTTGGTTTTTTTAGCCTTGATTGTTTTAACCGTAATTGATGCTGTTGATGTATCCATTACTACTGTTGCCGTGTCACTCATTAGATTTATGGTTGATTCTTTAGGTGCAACCCAAGGAGCCGTATCAGCCGTAAATTTTTCTTTTGTCTGAACTGTGTATGAAATTACTTCTTGATTGTTAATGATTACGGGAATTTCTGGCGTTACCGTATGAGTGCGTGTGATTGTCCATTCCTGTGTAGGTATGTTTACTTGCACCTGAGTGTTGGGATTGTTGTTGCCAATGCCTGCAACATTATTGGTTACAGGGTCAGCCTTGGCTTGTAAAACATATTGCTCACCTGCACCTAGCGTTGCTTTTGCATAAGGTGAATTGCTGTCACCGCAAACATCTGAAGAACAGACAATTGCTCCACCTATAGCGTTGCCGTTGGCATCTACTTTTACCCATGCACCTTGCGCTGTTGTGTCATTAGCCCAAGCGTGTGTTGAAATAAGTGATAAAGCAACTCCCAATATAATCTTTTTCATTATTCGCCTCCAAAATAACATTCAACCATGTCACCAAAACAGTAGTGGTCACCAACCCACCAAATGTGGTTAAGAAGCCAATAACCACCAACAACCGCCGCAAGAATTAAAACTGCTCTTACGCGCTTTCCACGCTTTGTTAGTTTCATTGACATGTCCGTTCATCTTGGACTTTACGGACTTTGGTGACCCAAACGCCAGGTAGCGCTTGCTCAACCATTTCTAGGATTTGCTCACGCTGTAGCGCGTTAATCATTGACTTAGATTTATTGGCAGGAAGATTGAATTCTTCCTTATCAATAAACATTTCTATTTTGAACCGCATTAGTTTGCCTCCATTTGATTTAGCATTGCGTCAATGTGAGCGATTTGCTCAGGAGTAAACCAAGAGTTATGGTCACTCAAATGTGCTTTCTTTGCATTGCCTCTGTATGTTTTTGTTCTGCCACATTCGCAAACATAAGTTACATTTGCATAAGCGGCATCACGGCTAGCCCATGTGCAACGGCCTGTTATGTTTTGTAGTGTTGTAACTTTTACCGCGTGGTTGTTGTCAGCAACCCACACGGCTTCTTTCTTAACCTTCTTCCCATTAGAAGTGCTTTGGGAAGAAGTAACTTTTAGAGTTGTTGATGTAATCATAATTATTCATCTCCCTTAAATTCTAGGTAAAATCCTTTTAAGTATTCATTTTCAAATGCCCATGAACCGTTGGTCAATTTTTCGTTTAATTTGTTTGCAAAATTCCATGCTCCACTTTGAGTTTTCCAATATTTTGTAGTGCCATCTGTGTTTTTGTAGGTAATCATGTTTATGCACCTACCTTTGTTACCGCTAACTTAACAAAAGAACCACCAAATGCTTTAACT